TGGAACTGTTTGAACTACTGAATCTAAGATAGATACTACATTCGTTGAAGTTACAACTGCGTTAGAACCTGAAAGAATAGTAGATGAACCACCTGTGCTTCTTGCTGGTAATACTGCTGTTGCTCCACCCGCTGCTACTGAAGCAGAGAATAAAGTTTGGAATCCTGGGAAAGAACCATTAGTTGCAGTACCTGCCCAAATGTTTTCTTCAGTTGCTTGTGCAACTTGACCACCAACATAAGAGATTAAGAAATCGTTAAAGTTCTTAGGGATTTCATCAAATGCTGAAAAACCTAATTGTAAAGCCATCCAAGATGCTACAAATTCTTGCTTACACAATTGTAAGTTAACTTGTAATTCTTTTGGAGTTAATACCTGTTCAGTTATTGCAACTGATCCAGAAGTTGTAAAGTCACATGAAGCATCTTGTATGATACCTGATGTGGCTAATTTTTGGATAACAGATTTGTACTTCACGTTTGGCATGATAGTTACAAGTTTCTTATCCAATGTGTTTGCACTTAATAACGCTGCTGCGATATATCCTGCTGCTGCTTCACCCGCGTAGGTAGTTGCAGTAATAGTAGGAAGTGCGAATTTTTGTAATTTGTTCATTGTTTCCTTTTTTGGGGATTGTTAATTAATTTATTTATAAAGTTTAGATAAGAATGTAGATTGTGAATCCATTGTTTTCTTACCATAGTTTTTTCTATTTTGTTCTGAGAATTTCAAAGCTTCTTCAACTGGAGCACCATCTAATTTTGGTAACTCTTCATCTTCATCTTCATCAGGTTCAGCTGCCATTTTAATTCCTGCAACTTCTTGAGTTACTTCAGAATCAACCGGAGGCATCATAGCTTCTTCCATCTTCATCATTTTCTTTTCCATCTCTTCAATTCTGTAAGCCATCTCTTCCATTTTCTTACCTAAATTCATTTTTACATCAGCATCTTCATCTTCAGAAATTGGCATTACTTCTTCAGTTTCTTCTGCCATATTTAATGTGCCAGATTCTATTGAGTTCTCTTGACTTGGTCTTTCGTTTACCTTTAGAATATCACCTGATGCTTGTGGGATATCCTCTACTGGAACCATTTCCATTTCTACATTTTCTCTTTCAACGATTTTGCCGTCTTTAGAAATTACTTTGAACATAGTTTCATTTCCTTCTGTATCTTTCAACATTAAGTCATGTGTTCCGTCTGGTGCTGGTGATTTAGTACCATCTTCTGATACTACGGATAAATCTTCGCCTACATCAAATGTTGCAGACTCTACGATTGTTCCGTCTTTTAATTTTGCGTAAGTTAATTCCACTTCCTTATCTAATGATAAAAGTCCTAATATCTTACTTAATACAGTTTTTGAATTCATCTTTATTTGTTTTATACCTTTAATAACAAAGGTTGATTAAAAAATAGTTATTTTATATTGTAATATATCTACATGCAACCACACCTCTTAAAGTTGAATGATTGCCCGTTGATTGTGATGCATTGGAAGTTAGTACAATCCAGTTATCGTTTCCAGGGTTTGGTGAATAAGCCGATGAAGCATGATATGTAATTGCATTTAATGTATAAGGTATATAAGCTTGGTTTGCTATTGCAAATGATAACTCATCTGCAGATGGCATAAACCAATCAGTATATCCATCATTTTCATAATTTCTACATGTTCCTATACCATCTGTTGTATAACCAAGACCATAAGCAGTTTCTGTATTACTATATCCAGTTCCATATCCTTTGTCCGTTGGAGTTGTAACACCACCAATTGAAGGCCATGTCATAGATGCACTTATTTCAACAGGAGCAATAATTAAACCTGTTTGATTAGGATAATTACCAGTTAAGTATACAATATATCCACCTTGCCAATAAAGTCCTAATCTTAATAATCTAGGAACAGGTATACTTGATGCCAATAATGAAAATGGTTGTATTAACATTAGTAATTATTTGACATTGTTTTAATAGAAGCTAAATATATTTTGTTAGTATTACTAAATGTACTAAATGTTAATATATCAACACTTGCAGTATTAGATGGTATATAGAATGAAGCAGAAGGTTGGTATATATTACTTGCAAAAGATGCAGTTGCCGATGTACCTGATGTTGTTACTTCTAATAATGCCGTTTGCCCTTTACCTGCATTTGCAACTTCAATTCTTGTAGTAATACTTGCAGGTATAGTTAATGTAAAGAAATTAGATTTACTAAAGTCTAATGAAGCAGTTGCTGAAACAATACTAGCGGATATTATACTATTATAAATACTACCCGTAAATGTTTGTGACCCACTAAATACATTACTACCTGTTGTTGCAAATGTAGCATTTAATAATAATTGAGATGCGGTGTATGAATTGATACTTGCAGTAAAAGGATTAATACTTGCAGTATACGAATTGAACGAAGATGTATTTAATTTTGTATCAATGTTGTTTTGTAATGTAGAAGCGGATGCATCTAATTCACCTTGTGTTGCATATCCACCACTTAATGATGATGATAATGCTAACAATTGTCCTACTGATGCAGTTATTGAACTATTAAAAGTATTTTGAGATGCAGTGAATGCGTTTAAGCTAGTAACTGAATTATTTAAAGATGCAGTCGTTGATTCAATATTAGTTAAACGACCATTAGTAGATGCAGTAAATGCATTCGTTCCTTCAATAGAAGCAGTATATGCATTAAACGATGATGTAGCAACTCTTGTTGTATCACTTAATAAAGATATAGCAGCAATGTTACCACCCACATTTGCAACAATACTTGCAGTCATTAATCCACTAAAATAAAATCTTGTTGAATATCCTTGTAATATACCTGCTGATACTATTTCATTTACACTACCTGTAAATGCTATTACTTGATTTAATGCAGTATTGGTTGATGCAATACTTGAACTTAAAGATTGAGTTGTACTATTATATCCTGTATTGATTGTTAACTGACTTGCAGTAAATGAATTCAATGCAGTAAATGATGGTTGCTGAGATGAAGTAAAAGTATTTAAATTACTAATTGATATATTCCAACTTCCACTATTTGTAGTGTATTCAGTTTGATTGACATTTGAGTCTATCATATTAGTATTGAAACTCCTTAATGCAGTAGGCGTAATTGCACCGGCATTATTATTTGGGAATGATTGGTTATTGTCTACTACTAAAGCTTGTTTTGATATTGCTGACATTTGTATATTTTAATTTTAATCTATTTGGTATCCATCATCATAACCTGAACTAAACGAACCATTTTCTACAAAAGGAGATTCTATTACACCAATACCTTGTTGCATCAATGCACCTTTACAACATGAAACGCTGTAAGTATCTTTATCTAAACATAGACATGCTCTTCTACTATTCTTTGGACTTGATAATCCTCTTGTCGGGCCTATGTATATACCTGATTGATTTTCTCTATTAACTGAGAATCTTAAATTACCATTCCCACTATTAGACCATTTACCGCTCATAGTTCTGTTTTAGTAATAACAACGATATAATAAAATGTTATTATCTCATTTTCTTCATTGCTTCGGTATGCATTAAAGTTTCTAAATGATTTTTATCTGCTTTATAAGATAAGAACAATAAACACTTCTCTAATGGTTGTAGAGTTACTTCATCAATTTTGAGTAAGTCTCCGCCTGTAAGTTCAATAATTGCTGAATATGCTCCCCACTTTTTCCCAAAATTGACTTGATGTTGTGAGGCAGTTCCATCCCCGTCGTAGATTTCAGGGTAAAATTCAACAAGTCCGTTGACAAATTTACAAAAAAAAACAAACATCCAAAGTGGACATCCATCTTAACATTTAAGAATAAGTTTGGATTCAATTTGCCTGAGTATGGTTCAATGGTATACATATCACCTTGTTTCTTTGTAACAGGTCTATATAAGATTGACATGATACTAGCCCAATTGTCATCTATTTTAATTTCGTTATACTTTGTTATGTCAGCAAAAGAACCATAAGTCATATTAGATAAGTTAGGTTCAAAGCCATACTCAACTCCATCAATTGTAATAAACCTTTGTAATGGCAATTCAATGTTAGAAATAAAATTAGCTAACTCTGTTTTAATTTGTATGTAATCATCTACTGCAATGTTCTTTAAATACTTTGGGTCTAATCCACATAAGTAAGATAACATCAAAGCAGTTATAGCTTCTTCATTATCTTCATAGTTTATTAATTCTTTTTGTAATTCTAACCACACCTTCAATGTAATATCTGCATAAGAGGTTGGTACTTTTAATTCAATTTCTTTTATTGCCATAAGTTTAATGCCTTTAATATGTTTGTTAATCTTGTTGTTTTCTTTTCTTCTATTTCTAACTTAGTATTCATCATTATCATTTTTGCTCTCAAATCCTCATTTTCCTGTTGTAAATCCTTAGCGTATAGTATTAGCTCTTTGATTTCGGTCTCGTTCCATTGCTTTTGATTAGTATTTGTATCTTCCAATTGAGATGGCATATGTTCCTTTGTTTACTGCTTTTTGTGATAGAGACATCATACAACCATACCTTGCAGCATCTATTGCATGGTCTAATCCACCTTCAGGTCTGTCAGTAGTATAACCATGCTTATCCGTTTCGTATTGGTAAGCATACATCTCGTTAATTAAATTCTGTGAGGTTTTAAGTATCTTTATCTTATAGTTCTTCATTACTGATATACCAAAATTAATACTATCTTTACCTTTGACTACCGGCTTAGTATTGAATCCACTACGATACAATTCCTCTATCAGTCTTGGTTCACTACTATCACACCATATAGTTTGTGCTTTAGTTATTTCTAATTTGTTAAACCTATCTATAATATCTTTCGTAACCATACCTGTCTCATATATGAGTTCCTCCAAATACAATGTATCGCTACTTTTATATATAGCAACCAAAGAAGCGGGATCATTACTATAACCGCTATCATACCCAAAGCAAACAAAATCGCCGTCAATAGTATCGCATATGTCAAATTGAAATATAGCCTTATCGTTTGGAGCAAATTCACCTTTACCATATATTTTCCAGTATTTTTCGTTAGTGTGTTGTAATTCCTCAATTGCCTTAACCATTTCTTTTGGTAAGTAGATATTGTCTCTGTATGTTGTTACAAATCTTTCACAATCTTGCATCTGTCTAATCCAATGGTAAGGACTAATGGTCGGGTTATAAGCAAGTATGATTTGACCTGAAGTTCTAATAGATAACTGAAAATAACTTTCCTCATCAATCTCAGAAGCCTCATCA